GCGGATGCAGTGGGGGAAACTCCAAGCAGGCAGTGCACAACTGTGCCCATCGCGGCCTGGGACGGAGACAGCTTCGCCGTGCCATCATTCCGGCGCAGCGAATCCCCCTGCCGCTCTTTGACCTTGTAAACCTGTGACCCGGGCCGGGCGCTGCCCTGCGGTCGAGGCGTCTGGCGCTTCCCGCGGGGACACCACCCGGCCCGGCTTTCACCGACAGGCGCGTGCCTGGTCGCGCAGAACGGTGTAATCACTGAGCATCCGGACCAGCATCGCCCCTTCCTGCAGGGCCTCCAGCTCTCCGGCGGCGCGTGCCTGTTCGGCGGCGGAGTAGTCGACCACCGGCGGACATGCCCCCGGCCCGCCCCGGTCAGAACCGCACGTCACGCAACCGGTCAGCCAGAGCATCACGATCAGCGGGCCGGCGAGCAGCGGCTTCGAGCATCCGGCGATGGGTGGCATCACGTCTCTCCCGTGTTTCAAAGCGTTCAGCGGCGCGGCCTGCGCGCTCGCCTGCGCGGCGCAGGGCCAACAGGAAGAGCAGGATCGCAGCACCGACGAGGATGAGCCCCGCCGCCCTGCGCCCCCATGCCGATCCGGCCAGCGCGGCACCCAGCCCGCCGATCATCGCCGCCCCCGCTTCCAGTCGTCGATGCGGGCATGGATGGTGACGGCGACACCGGCGAGGGCCACCGCGATGAACAGCCAGCGCAGGGTGTCGAGGTAAGGCACCAGCGGCTGGATGGCCCCCTGCGCCTCGGCGAGGACCTCCCTCACGCCCTCGACGCCGGCGGCCCCCAGCGTTGCCACCCCGGCCGCGCCACCGCCCTTCAGGGTGCGGCTGTCGGCCAGCGCCTCGCGCGCAATCGGCGCTTCCGCGGCAAAGGCAGTCGCCCGCAGCGGGAAGGGCTCGCCCCAGGAGCGGGCGGGACCGAGGTCGATATGCATGAATCCCGAGCGCGGGTAGTATCCGAACCCCAGAAACCCCACCGCCCGCGCCGCCGCCTCGAAGGCCACCGGATCGTGGTTTGCCATGGCGATATCAAACGCCGTGCCCTGCATGTGCTTCGAGGCCTTTGCCCCGCCGACGGCGCGGTTGTGCTCGGGGCTGCGGTAGGCCGAGCGGACGATCAGCGGCTTGCCGAGGCGGTCGCGGAGCGCCTGCAGCCTGTCCATGGCCTCGGGAACGAGCTTCAGCTGGCCGGTGCCGCGACAGGCGATCTCGGCGGGGGAGAAGTTCGGCCAGCGCCAGAGCTGCGGCGGCAGGTCGCGGAAGTGGCGATAATTGCGGATCGGGTCGGACATCGGGAAGCTCCTGTGACAGGGATGAACGGGGGGTGGAGAAACGGGAAAGGCCCGCAGCGGGTTGGCTGCAGGCCCGGGTGGTCTCGGGGCGTGAGGATCGGAAGCCAGGCCGCCCGGCGGGTGCGGCTCAGCCGCCGCTGCCGAAGATCTTCAGCTTCAGGGCAATGCCCGCGAGGAGGGCGAGGATGACGCCGGTGGTGATCAGATGGACGGTGGTCTGGACTGCGGTGCGGCGGATGAAGCGGATGCAGTCGAGGAGCGCGCGCAGATCGCGGACATCCATCGCGGCCTCCCGGCCATCGAGGCCGACATCGGCGAGCGCGCGCCTTGCGCCGGCCTCGGCGGCCCGCGCGAGCAGATCCTCGAATCCGGCATCGGGCATGCGGACATGGCCGCCTTCGGTTGACGCATGCTCAGGGCGATGCGGGCTCATGCCGAGAGGATCCCGACTTCAGTGGGCAGGGTCGCGCTGGTCCAGGCGCTGTCATCGACGGGGTTCGCGGCCCATGTGGAATAGACGGCCGTCGGCGCGAGGCTGGGCACGGTGACGGGGGCCGCGTCATGATCGACCCCGCCGATGCGCAGGAAGCCCGCACTGGCCTCGGGCCCGTCGGTGCCGGCCTGGGCGATCTGCTTCACATGCACGGCGGCGATGGCGGCAACCGCAGCAGGTCCGGTCGGTCCGGTCAGCGAGAAGGAGAGCCGCTGGCCTGCCACATCGCTCGAGACCCGGGTGGCGATGTCACTGTCCTTCAGCGCATCGATGCTGCCCGCCATCTGGCTGTAGCTGGCGAGGGCATGCGGCGTGCGGCGCACGAAGCGCCGGCCGATGGTCGAGACGCCATCGAGCACGGCGAGATGGGCGTAATACCAGGTGCGGGAGGAGCTGGTGCCATGCAGGCCGGTATTGGCGAAGACGATCTGCACCGGCTTGCCCTTGCCCGCGGTATTGGAGGCCGTGGCAGTGCTCTGCAGCACGCCATCGACATGGAAGTCGATGGTGATGGCGGCGCCGACCGCCACGCGCACGTCGATCCACTGCGGCTGACCGTTGGCGGCAATGTAGCTGGACGCGCCCTGAACGGTGGTGTCGCCGCGGGCGATGGCATGATAGCGATCGGTGCTGGCCACCGGCTGGATCTGGGCGATGCGCGAGAGGCTGGCATCGTAGACATCGAGGAAGTTGGCACCGGCCTCGGTGATGCTGTCGCTGTCGCTATTTGGTGGCACATAGCGAAAGCCCAGCCAGAGGTCGCCCGCGGGGGCCGGGAAGGCAATCGAGAACGGCGCGACCAGTGTGCGCGATCCGCTGAAGCGGATGCCGTTGACGTCGAGGTTCGGATCGAAGCCGGCGGCGGCAGTGCTGATCATCCCGGCAATGCCGGAGACATCGGTCGGCTGATGGCCGAGATGCAGGATATGGCTCATGGCAGTTCCACTTCGATATAGAGGGCGGATTGTGCACTGGTGAGGCCTGCGCCGCCGCCGTGTTCGAGGATGAGCGCGGCTTCGGCGGGGCGGAGATGCCGCCCGCCGCCGAGATCGAACCAGGCCTCGACCTCCCCGATGCCGAGGTCGCGGCCCGGGCCGATCTCGAGGAAGGCCGAGACCTCGAAGAGGCGCAGATCGGGGTGCTCGTAGCCGAGTGGCAGCACGCCGGGGGGCACGGGATAGCTGAACTGCGAGGGGAGAGACCGCAGCGTGCCACCGTCACCGGAGTTGCGGCCCTGGATCTGCGGATGGAAGCCGGGGCTTGCGGCGGCGGTCCAGGTAGCGGGGCCGCTGACCGGATCGTCGCGCCAGATGCCGTTCCGGCCGATCCAGAGGCGGGCGGTGGCGGGATCGAGCACGAACATCAGCACATCGCCCGCGCCGAAGCCGGGCAGGCCGGTCAGTTGCTGGGTGGCGGTGGCATTGTTGGAGGACCAGAGGGTGCCATTGCCGCGCCAGCCGATCGAGCCGAGCGTGATCGGGTTGAGGCCGGCATTGTACTCCTCGCGCTGCGCGGCGGAGACGATGCCGATATAGCCGTCGAAACCTGCTGCCCCGCCGGGAGCGCAAAGGACTTCCCAATAGCGCCTCCCGTCGGAGGGCAGGATGGCCTTCGCAGTCGGCACCCAAGGCAGGTAGTTGGCGCCGCCGGAGGTGTTGACGGCGGTCTGGTTGTCATCGGAGAGGCTGTAGCCGGCGGGGCAGCGGGTCACGTCGAGCTGCCAGGCGGTGCCGATATCCACCGGCGGTGCGGCCCCGCCGCCCTGCGCCAGGATCGCGGCGCGCAGCATCAGGAGGCTCATGCGACGGCTCCTGCCAGTGCGCCTTGAATGACCCAGGCATCGGCGCCGCGCTTCACCAGCGCCACGCCGGACCAGGGACCGTCGAGGGCGACCGATCCGGCGGTGATGCCATTGAGCGAGACCCCGGCGGCGGCCTCGACGGTGGCGATCCCGGTGCCGATCTGCGTCACGTTGATCAGCGTGCCGGTCTCGAAGGGCACGGTCGCCTCGTCGGGGATCGTCACGGTGACGGCCGAGGAGCCGGTGGTCTCGATTATGCAGCCCTGATCGACGGGTTCCAGCACATGGCTGGGGACGGTGAGGGTGCGGATGTGCACGACGCCGGGCCGGGGCACCTCGACCCAGGAGCCGGAGGCGAAGCGGACATGCCGTGCCTCGTCCTCGACCCAGACCTGCCAGCCCTCGTCCGGGGTAAGATGGACCCATGCCGCTGCCCCGGCCGGCGACTGGTCCCAGAGCGCCAGCGCATTGGCATTGGCTCCGGCCGCAGCGGGCACGATGGCGATCTGGCCCGCGCTGCCGGTGGCGGGCAGCGCGGCACTGCGGGAGGTGACGCGGGCCTGCACCAGCGCCGAGACCAGGCGCAGGTCCTCGCTGAGGCTCATGCCCCAATCGCGCTGGCCGGGATCGTAGAAGGCGCGCAGCCCCAGTCCCGGCATGATCCGTTCCGGCATGCTCGTCCTCGCGTGTCGTTGTGAAGGTGGTGGCGGGGCTCAACTGCCCCAGAGGAAGCCCCAGCCGCGGTCCCAGCCGGCGGCGAAGGGGGCGGTCAGGCGGAGCCAGCGCGCCTCGCGATCCGTCACCCAGCCGCCCTCGACGAGGTGGCGGGACCGGACGGCAATGTCGATCTCGGCGGTGCGCTCCGGCGCGCCCGCCTCGGGGATGTCCTCGGGCGCCAGAAGCCAGCCGGTGCCGGAGCCGGCGTCGATCACGAGGCCGGGCGGCAGGACAGGCACGTCGGTATCGGGATCGATCCAGCGGATCTCGATCGCATAGCCGACGCCCGGCTCCGGCCCGATCGAGGCCGCGGTGTGATCGGCGATCACCGGGCTGGTCTGGGTCAGCCGGTCGCGATGGGTCCAGGTGAGGGCAAGATCGCCGCTGACCAGCGCATCGAGATCGGGGGCATAGCTGCCATTGCCCTGCACCCGCCCCGGCGGCAGGGGGCGGAGGGCGCGGCGGTCGAGGGTGACGCTATCCTCAGGGGACAAGGAGAAGATCAGGGTACCCTGGCCAGTCTGGGGAAGGAGTCGGACGGCCAGTGTCTCGCCCGCCGCCCAAGCATCTTCGGTCAGCCGGGCAGATTCGTCAAAGAAGATCACCGGCGTCCCGGAGGGGTGGGCGCGCGGGACGGTGTCGAGACAGCCGCGGCCGAGAGTGACGGTGGTCGGCGTGACCCCGTCCACCCGCACCAACTCGCCGCCGATGCCGGCCAGGGTGCCGATCGCCACCTCGCCGATGTCGCGCCAGCCGGTGACCGGGATCACCCGGGCCTCCGGATGGTCCGACAGCTCTGCAGCCAGCAGCGCTGTCGGCGCGAAGGCGACCACACCCTCCTCTTGCGGGCCGGTGCCGGGATCGATCCAGAGCTCCGCCGCCAGCGCATCGGCACTGGGGCGCTCGCCGGTGGCAACAAGGGCACCCGCGTCCGGGTCCTCGGCGAGACGCCGGTCGGCCTCGCTGTGGCCGAGCTCGCGGACGAGGAGCCAGTAGGGGGCCTCCGCGACCATGCGGCGCGAGAGCGCCCGCGGCGGGGCGGCAATGCCGGTGCCGGTCGGCATCCGTCCGCCGGCGATGGCCGTGGCGCCCAAGGCAAAGACATCCTCGGCGAGCTTGAGGCGGATGCCGTTGTCGCGGCCATCGCCCTGACCGATCTCGGAGATCCGCATCACCACATCGTCGAGGCCCAGCCGGGCCGAGCGCAGCCGGATCACATCGCCGGGGCCGAGATCGGCGCCCGCGCGGGTGACCACGATCTCGCCGGTCAAGAGCGGGGCCGAGAGGGCGCGCAGATCGCGCTCGGCGACGCGCAGGGCGAGGCCCTGATAGCGAATCCCCGGATAGTCGAGCGTGGTGGCCAGCACCTCGCCCATGGCCTGGACCCTGGCGGTGTCGGTGACAGAGACCGCCCCGGTGTCGTCGGTCCAGGCATCGGTGAAACGGACGGTGACGCTGTTCACCAGATCGGAGGGCGCGCGACGCCCCAGCCGGCCCCAGTCCACCACATTGGTCTCATCGAACAGAGGAAGGCTCGATGCCACATAATCCGCCCGGATCAGCTTCAGCTCCCAAAGGCCGGTGCGACGGTCGATGAAGAGCGTGGCATCGATATGGTCGAGCACGCTGGCGATGAACTCCTCGATGGACGAGTCCTGCTGCCAGATCAGCGACAGGCCGAAGCCTTCCGCATGGAGGGTATCGGCAGCGGCAGTGAAGCTGGCACCGATCTCGACGCTGGAATAGCCGAGGCCCCAGTCGCGGTTGGTCAGGCAGTCGCGGATGATATGGGCCGGGTTCATGTCCGGGCCATTGCCGAAGGCACCGCGCAGGGAGGCCACCAGCGCCTGCGGGTTGCCGGCCGGGATCACCGGCACGCCGTCGACGGGGGTGTTGTCGATGCGCGCGGTATGGCTGGTATCGGCCAGTGCGATGTTGAAGCCGAAGATGTCGGCGGGCGGCAGGTTGCGGATGAGGACCAGCGCCGCATCGACCGAAGCTGCCGGCGAGGGTTCGCCGTCGGTGACGAAGATCACGATCCGCCGCTTCGATCCACTGCCGGCAAAGAAGGCGGCGGCCCCGCTGAAGGCGGCATCGAAGCTCGTACCGCCCGAGGTGGTGTTGGAGAGCCCGAGCATCCAGGCCTCGAGGGCGGCGTAATCCTCCGGCCCCATGTCGCGCCGTTCGACGGAGCCTGCGACACCGGCGTTCCAGAGCTGGATGCGGATGTCGTTCGGCCGGTCGGGATCGGTGCTGGCGGCGATCTCGCGCAGGAGTGCTGCGACGCCGGCCTTTTGCGCCGCCATACGGGTTCCCGACATCGAGCCCGAGACATCGAGGGCGATATGGATGGCGGCGTCCGAGATATTGGCCTCGGGCGTGAGGGCGGCCTTCTCGGGATACCATTGCGGGCTGCCCGCCTCGCCGGTCAGCACGCGGGTGACACGGACGGCCCATGGCTTCAGATAGGGGTTGATGCCGAGATAGACCTGCCGCAGCACCAGGCTGCAGAGCCCGCGAAACCCTGGAACATCGCCCCCCATGCGGGCCGCGAGATAATCGTTCGGCCCCTGGCCCGGACCGCCCATCAGCACATCGACATCGCCGCGGATGCCGCCTTCGCGGCTTTCGCCGCCGAAGAGCTCGGGCTTGTCGATGCGGATGCGGCCACCGCCAGCGCCCATGTTACTGGCGGCGGTCGTGGCCTCGGAGACCTCGACGGATTGGGCGGCGAAGCTCAGGGCTTCGGGCAGGACGGTCCAGCGGGTGATGTTGGTCGTGGCGTCATAGGTGACGGCCTTCAGCGTGATGGTCTGGCTCGTGCCGTTGGCGAGCGCGAGACGGTAGTCGCCGCCGATGCGGACGCCGGCGCGACTGCCCGGAAAGGAGATGGTCGCGCCGCTGTCACCTGCCAGGGCGGCAGTGGCCATCATCCCGGCGACCATGCCGATGCGGGTCTCGACGGCCGCCCCGCCGCCCGAGGCCGCACCGCCGGTGGTGACCGACCAGGCGGTGCGGCGATCGACGAGGATCTCGCGGATCGCATCCACGGGCCCGTGGCAGAGCGCGAGATGCATCCCCAGCGAATAGCGGTAGCCGACGGTCTGCGCCTTGCTGCTACCGCCCATCTCGTGACTCCCGCGCCTCGGCCTGCGTGATCACCGGCTCCACCAGCGCATCGCCGGTGGCGCGGAGGGTCTCCGCCTCGATGCCCCGGTCGAGGAAGTCCTGCCAGTCGAGCCCGTGGCGACGAAACCACGGACGCACGCCGGCGAGGCAGTAGCGCGCCGCGCGCAGGTCCTGGATGGTGACGTGGGTCACTTCTTGCCGCCTTTCTTCCTGATCGGATCGACCTTGAGATCACCGGCCCAGACCACATTGGGGCCGGTGATCAGCACGGTGCCGAAGACGACCGGGATCGGCCGTCCCTCTTCCGCCGTCGGCAGCGAGAAGTCGTCGAGCCCTGCCGCCTGCGGCTTCTCGACCTTGGGCCGCGGGCTCAGCGCATAGGAGATCGCCGAAAGCACCAGCCCGAGGACGAGCCGGGCGATGAAGGTCCAGACCATGGGGTGTTCTCAGACGATGGAGGAGCCGCCGAAGGGATTGCGGCCGGGGATCTCGGGAAAGCCGCCGAAACTCGCCAGATTGCCGAACTTGGCCGCACAGGTGGCGGCGCGCAGATCGCAGCCGGGGGCGATATCGGCGAGGACGGGCAGTGGGTCACCGGTCACCGGATCAAGATCGGGGGCGGCCAGCGCCGCAGCCAGCTCCGGCATCGGTCGGGACAGGGTCAGCACCGCCCCGGCATGGCCGGTGATGAAGCCGAGCTGCGCATCGAGGCGCAGCACGCCGCCGCGGAACCAGCCGTCGGGGTGTCCTGCCGCCTCCGGGATGGTCAGGGCATTGCCCGAGACGGCCGTCACCGTGCCGGTCTGCCAGTGATGGGCGATCTCGAGGCCGCAGCCGCGACCGTAGAGCGCATGGCGGCAGAGCCGCTGGTACTTCGCCCTGACCCCGGCCCGGCGCAGGGTGCTGAAGACGGATTCACAGGTGAGAAGGATCCGCACCCCCTCGACTTCCGCCCCGACGACGCGGCCCTTCCAATGCGCCACGGTCTCGCCCAGCACCTGTTCATGGCCACGGAAGATGGTCAGCGTCACCGGCATATTGCCCATGGGCGAGAGAAACCGCCGCGCGAAGGGATGCGACAGCGGCCAGGTCAGTTCCAGCCGCCCGCGCTCGATCTCGCTCGTCTGCACCACATCGCCATGGGCCACCGCCGCAGCCTCCCAGGCGATCGTCCCGCCGCCGCTGCCCGCGCTCAGCCAGTCCGTGGCCCGGCTGGTGAAGCGCCAGAGCTGATCGCCCTCGATGAACTGGTAGAGGTAATAGGGGCGGCCCTCGGCGGTGGAGCCCTCGATGCTGGCGTAGGTCATTCGGAAACTCCCACGACTGGCAGGGTCAATTCGCTCGCCACGGCCCCATGGCGGGTCTCCAGGCGATCGGCATCCGAGCGCACCAGCACCAGGAAATGCACCTTCGTGCTGATGGCCACCGGCTCGCCAAGGCTGGAGGACAGCGTCAGCCGATGATCGGCACCCTCCGCGACGGCGGCGGTGATGGTGCGGAAGCGCAACCCGCCCGGCATCTCGAGCATGATCGCGCGCCCGACATAGGCGGCCAGTTCGGCAACCGGCACCACCCGCATCAGCGTGGAGCCCGAGGTCATGGCGACGCGCAGCTGCAGTTCGCGACCCCAGCTCGGCAGCCAGAAGCTGGTTTGCCTGCCGCGCAGTGACCACAGCCAGCGCCGCAAGGCCCAGCGTTCGGCAGCGCCTTGCGCCTTCAGAGTGATCGCCTCGCCGCGCTCGAAGACGTCCCGCAGCGGCTCGACCATCACGGGGCCGAAGCCGGTGTCGACATATTCGACGGCGCGGCGCAGGGTTGTGGTGATCGGCGCCCGGATCAGGCCCGGATCGGTCTGCACCGGGCGGCCGAGGTAGACCGGCAGCACAGGCGCGGTGAGATCGGGGCTGTCGCGCAAGAGGAAGCTCGCGGTGATCACGCCGTCATTCTGGCGGCGGCGGCTGATCTCGATGGCCGAGGTTAGCACGCCGGCGCGGATTGGGGCGACCGTGACTCGTCGCGCCGTGACCGTGGCTGCGGGCAGTTGCGGCCCCAGCGGCTCGGCCAGCACCAGCCGGTCGGGCTGCACGCTGGCGATCGCGGCCAGGGAGGCCTCGCCGCCATCCACCGCGATACCCACGGCCGCCCCCGCCCGGAAATCCGCCACGCCCGTATCGACGATGATCTCCACCGCCCCCTGCGCCAGATCGGCATCCGGCTGCACCGCCATCTGCCAGAGCGGCACCTGCCACTCCCCCGTGAACCCGGCGCGCACCAGTTCCGCCGCCCGCGCCAGCCCGAGCGCATCGCAGCGATGCTGCAAGGTCACGATCTCGCGCGGCCGGGCGCGCAGGGCGATGCGCTGCTCACCGCCGCGGGCCTGCAACACATCGGTGCGTGCTTCCAGCACTTCGGTGATCTCCTGTGCGGCCGGGAACGGCCAGAGCGGCGGCGGGTCCTCCATTGGCAGTGGGCCTCCCACTTCAGGCATTGATCGCCCCCCGGTTGCGGCGGATGACGTTCAGGATCGCCCGCTCGCCCGAGGGCGTGGCGAGATAGTCGCCGACCACCGAAGGATCGAGCACGTTGATGATCCGCGTCGACATCGAAGATGCCGCGGCCGCGCCATCGCCATTCATCTCCACCCCGAGCCTGCCACCCTTGCCGCGGCGCAGGGGCAGGATGGCCTCCGGCCCGGCCTCTCCCATGAGACCGATGCCCCGCGAGAACGGAAACACCACCGGCCGGTTCACCACGCCACCCCGGGCGAAGGCGGTCAGCTCCGCCCCCCCGGCGAAAACTCCGCCCGTCGCAAAGCCGAAAAGGCGCGCAAGAAAGCCACCACCGCCGGCGCCGCCGCCGGAGAAGGCGTTGATCAGGGCATTTTCGATCGGCTTGAAGGCGAGATCGATCAGACGGGTGGCGAGGTTCTGGGCGATGCGCGAGATCGCACTGGCGAATGTCTCCCAGGTGAACTCACCCGAGGTCAGCGCCTCCTTGATCGGGCCGGTGATGTCCTGTGCCAGCGCCTGCGCCATCTCGCGCGACTTCTCCTGCGCCTTGCGCACCGCTTCCGCGGCCTTCTCCCAGCCCTTGCGGGCCTCATCCGCCCCTTCGCGCTGCGCCTTGCCCGCGCCGCGTCCGGCAGTGCCGGTGCCCTCGAGGGCGGTGTCGAGATCACTCGCGGCAGCGCGGGCCCCGTCGAGACCGGAGGTTGCTTCGCGTCCCGATGCGGAAACCGCGGCCCCCAGCGCGGCCAGGGATTGCAGGGGCGCGGTGGCGGCGGTCGCAACCTCGCCCATCAGGGCCCGCAGCTCGGCGGCTTCCCCCCGGGCGGCTTCGGTTGCGGCATTGAGGCCGAGATCGGGCGGGGTGATCGGGCTGCCGGAAAAGGCGGCCTCGAAGGCGGCGCGCGCCTCGGTCCCGGCATTGGCGGCGGCGCCTGCGAAGGGATTGTCGATCCGGCCAAGCTCCAGCGTGCCGATCAGCGGGATGCGCTTGTCGATGCCGAGGCCTTCGAGACCGGCATTGATCCCTTCGAGGAAGCCGTCGATGCGCGAGGCCACCCCGTTCAGCATTGCCTCGACCCCGGCGATCAGGGCATTCGCCGCCTGGAAGGTGAAATCCCCGATGGCACCGGGCAGCGCAGCCCAGAGCACCTTGATCGCATCGAACGCCCCCTGAAACGTGCTCAGCACTGCATTCCCGAAGCCGACCACCGCCTCGAGCGCGGTCTGCAGCGCCGCGGTGATCACGGCCTTGATCTCGGCCCAGCTGGCCATGATCGCCAGCCCCATGGCCACGGCACCCAGCTTCATGCGCTCCCAGACTTCGCGGGCAAGATCGCCAAGGAGCGAGAGGGCATTGCCGAGCCCGCCCGCGCCCTTCACCAGCTGGCCGAACTGGTAGATCAGCTCACCGGCCGCGACGATCAGCGCGCCGATGCCGGTGCGGATGATGGCACCACGCAGGAGGGTGAGGGCGGCGGAGAGCGTGAACGTGGCGGTGCGGGCGGCGATGAAGGCTGCGACCCAGCGCCCGGCCATGAACCCGGCGAAGGCGATGCCGATGGCGGCGAGGCGTTCCAGATTGTCGGCCAGGAAGATCAATGCCTGGGCCACGGTCGAGGAGGCACCGAGGATCTGATCCCAGATCCCGACCAACTGCAGCGCGGCATTGCCGATCAGGGTGAAGGCATCGCCGATGGTGGCGGGCATGCTGTCGGCTTCCTCGCGCAGGAGGTCGAGATTGCCGACGAGCGCGCTCCGGATCACCTCACCGGTGATCGCGCCTTGCTGGCCAAGCGCGCGCAGGCCGGAAACCGTGGTGCCAAGCTCCGCTGCCAGCAGTTCGGCCAGCCGGCCACCGCTCTGGATCACGGTGTTGAGGTTGTCGCCGCTGAGCTTGCCCAGCGCCATCGCCTTGGAGAGCGCGTTCGAGACCGAGGCCGCGCGTTCGGCCCGGGCGCCGGAGACCACCATGGCGTTGTTCAGCGCCTCCGTGAAATCCAGGCTCTCCTGCGTCGACATTCCCAGTTCTCGCAGTGCCGTGGCATTGGCGAGCCAGGACTCCGCGGTCTGGCCGAGGCTCGAATAGGTCCGCCGCGCCATCGAGGCGAGCCGGTCCATGACGGCAGCACCGGCTTCCTGGCTGCCGGTGGCCAGATCGACCCGCGAGCGCAGGTCGGTCCATTGATCGGCATAGGCCACGATCTGGCGCACACTGATCGCGGCGCCGAGCACGCCCATGACCCGGCGCACCACTGCGCCGGTGATGTCGGCCTGGCGCTCGATCCGGCGGAAATTCTGCTCGCCCGCATCGCCGATGCCCTGAAACTCCGCCTTCACCTGCCGGCCGCCCTCGGCGACCAGCCGGACAGAGATGCGCTTCTGGGTCATGGGGAGGGGTTCCTGAACGGGGCGGGACGAGGCTTCGGATCGGTCAAGGGAGCAACCGGTCGTCACCGGCCCTCTGTTCATTGAACTTGCGCACCATCACGGCCTCGATCTCGGGCAGGCATTCGGCGGCGATCAGCGGATCGAGCCCCAGCGCTTGCGCCATGGCCAGTGCCGCCGTCATGTCCCAGCCGAGCACTGTGGCACCGCCCGGGCCGGTCGCGACGCGCAACTGCCCGGTCAGGCGCAGGGTGAGATCCCAGACCTGCCAGCCTTCCTGCGTCTCGGGGCGGTTCAGCCGTGCCGGGCAGTCCGGGCAGGCTTGGTCGCGGCCCTCGTAGGGCTGGCAGGCCTGGCAGTAGCGCTCGCCCCCGCCGAGCCACCATTCGGCAAGGGCGATGAGACGTTTTTTTCCTGCTCCAGCATCAGATGCGGCGCAAGGCAGCGGGTCTGGAAGGCCTCGAAGATGGGCCAGATGTCGAGAAGCGCGTCGATGCCATCGGGCGTGACCGGCACAGGATCGCCATTCGCATCGCCGACGCCCTCCCAAGCAGTGACCACGCGGCGGGCGACAGCCCTGGCCATCACCAGCGCCTGTTCCTCCTTGCTCGCCGTCCCGGGCAGCGCCTCGACGGCCGGGTCGTTGCGCGCGGCAACCATCACAGCGGTGGTCACCGGCAGGACCTGCAGGCACAGGCCGGAGCCGAGATCGAGCCAGCGTGGCCCGGCGGAAAGATCGAGACGGATCATGATCAATAGTCCTCGATGTCGTTGACGAGAAGGGCAGTGCACATCCGCCCCAGGGTGCTGTCGCGGGCGGCCTGCCAGTCGAAGCTGGCCTGGATGCCCTGCGGCCCCGGGATCTCGATGCGCGGGCGCGGCAGATAGACCGCATGCGCGGTGAAGCTGAAGCTCTCCCCCGAGGGCAGGCTGTAGGAGAAGGTGAGAGCGCAAGGATCGCCCGCGATAGCCTGGTTCACCAGGACCTGATCGGCAAAGCGCACCTCGATCTTGCCGGTCAGCGCCGCGATGGACGGGTCCGCCCCATCGATGCGGCCGTCCGAGCGGATGGTCTCGACCCGGTCGAGGGTGTTGGCATAGGTGATCTCGGCCGAGATGATATTGCCAAGGCTGACGCCATTGCGGGTGATCGCCCCGTTGAAATGCCCGAAGCGCCGGAGTTCGAGGTCGGCGGGCGTCCCCGCGGCCGAGGTGCCGGCAATGGTCTCGCCCTGTGCGACCAGGCTTGCCGTTGCCGTCAGCAGGCCTGAGCGCTGCATCTGCCAGGAGAGCGTATCCAGCACGCAGCCGGAATACATCGCGAACCGCGGCACCTCGGGCATGGCGGTCTCGATCGACAGGCTGGGCAGCGACCAGGCGCCGGAGCGGAACTCATGGCTGAACGGGCCCGGTGCGGTGCCGGTGGTGATCGGTGCCCCGAAGGCGGCCTTCAGCCAGAAGCCGAAGGCCTCGGCATCGATCGGCACCACCACATTGCCGTCGGCGGTCAGCGCATCCTTGATCGGCGCCAGCGGGTCGCGGCCGTAGCCCAGCAGTTCCGAGTTCAGGAGCGGTTGCTCGGAGCCCAGCGTGGTGCTGGCAAAGGGCATCCGGGTGAAGCCGCTCGCGGGCGGCGTGCCATAGGTGGTCTCGAAGCCGAGCGCAATCTGCGCCCGCGCCCCTTGCGCGCGTGCCATATCCGTCATCCTTTCCGCTGTTTCTACCGGCGCGCGCCTTGTCCTGCCGCAGCCTCTTCGGCCATCATCGGGTGATGATGGCTCGTGTTTCCCGGCGCAGCGCGCTTTCCGCCCTTCTCCTTGCAGCGCTTTCCGCCCTGCAGCCTGCCTCTCCTGCCGAGGCCCGTCAGGAGGCGGTGCTCGAGGCCAGGGTCTCGAAGATCCTCGATGGCGACACCTTCACCCTCAGCGGTGTCTCGCGCCGGATCAGGGTCTGGGGCCTCGATGCCCCGGAAAAGAACCAGCCGGGCGGCTCGGCCGCCACGGCCACAATGCGCAGCCTGATCTCTGGCAAGACCTTGCGCTGCCAGATCCGCGATATGGATCGCTATGGCCGCCATGTCGCCCAGTGCTTCCTGCCCGATGGCCGCGACATTGCCGCAGAGATGATCCGTGCAGGCGTCGCCACCGAATACTGCCGCTATTCGAGGAACTATTACGGCACCTGCTGAGGGCCTATGATGCAGAGCATGTCATCGGGAGGATCAGCTGCAGCATGATCGAAGGCATCCTCGCGGCGCTCCTCATACTGGCAGCCCTGTACTTCGCCCTCTGGCTGTTCATTCTGCTGCCCGCCGAGATGGCAGAGGCGAGAGGGCGAAGCACTTTCGGCTGGGTTCTTGTGAGCCTCTTCTGCTCGCCGTTTCTGGCCGTGTTCCTGCTCTGGTTGATCGGTGACCACCCTGATCTGGCCAGCCACGAAGACAGCGACTGAACCCTGCAGTCTGGCTGCGCAGCATCGGTGTCAGGCGAGCGGATCGGCCGTCGTATAGTGCAGCATTACCGGGATCACCGCCGCCTTCAGGCTGGCAACACCCTCCACCGGCAGATCGACCGGCTGCGGGGCTTCCGCCACGACCCAGTCACAAAGCCCGCCGAGCGTGCGATCAGTGGCGAGCGCCGTGCCGATGCTGGCGCAGAGTGTGTCGAAGGCGGTGTCACGGCCCGTGCCCTGAACCACGGCCTCGATCTCGGCGCGGTGCTGGTAGTGATAGCGCAGGGGCGACAGCGTCACCTCCGGCTCGCCCGGCTCGCCGTCGCGTAGGATCAAGAGGCCTGCGGCCGGCACGCGTTCCGGCAGCACCTCGCCGCGCAGGGCGGTGGCGGGTAACGCCAAAAGCCGCGTGTGCAGCGCGGCGAGGATGGCCTCGCGGGTAGTGGGCATTGCTCAGCGTCTTCCTGTTCCAACAATTGCCCTGCACACATCGCTCTGGGCGAGTGCTGCAGCGGCTATTTGCTGAATTTCCATCATTGGGTCGGGTCTTTTGTCGGTGTGAACCGCTCCGGGTTTGCCGGAGGCTCCAACTCCTGAGTAGGATGGAGCATCATGAGCAAGACAACGAACAAGTTTTCCCCTGAAGTGCGCGAACGCGCCGTGCGTCTGGTCCTCGACAATGAGGGGCAGCATGGATCGCGCTGGCAGGCGGTGATGTCGATCTCGGCGAAGATCGGCTGCGCGCCGCAGACCCTGAATGACTGGGTCAAGAAGGCCGAGGTCGATAGCGGCAAGCGTCCGGGCGTCTCGAGCGAGATGGCCGAGCGAATGAAGGCGCTGGAACGCGAGAACCGCGAACTGCGCCAGGCGAACGACATATTGCGCAAGGCATCAGCGTATTTTGCGATGGCGGAGTTCGACCGCCGGTCGAAGTGATGGTCAAATTCATCGATGACCATCGCGGTGCGCATGGGGTCGAACCGATCTGCGAGATGCTGCCGATTGCCCCTGCCACCTATTATGAGCATCGTGCCAAGCGTGCCGATCCGGCGCGACTGTCAGATCGTGCCAAGAGAGATGAGGCGCTTCGCTCCGAGATCCGGCGCGTTTTCGATGCGAACTGGCAGGTCTACGGCGTGCGCAAGATCTGGCGGCAGTTACGCCGTGAGGGCTTTGATGTGGCACGCTGCACGGTGGCCCGGCTGATGAAGAGCATGGGGATTCAGGGCATTATCCGCGGCAAGCCGCAGAAGACGACGGTTCCGGACAAGAAGCTGCCGTGTCCGCTGGACAAGGTGAACCGCCAGTTTCGTGTGCCAGCGCCCAACATGTTGTGGGTGTCCGATTTCACCTACGTCGCCACCTGGAAAGGGTTCGTGTATGTCGCATTTGTCATCGACGCCTATGCCCGACGCATCGTCGGCTGGCGCGTCAGCACCTCCCCTCATGCCGGGTTCGTTCTCGATGCCCTCGAACAGGCCGTCCATGAACGTCGTCCGGTCAAGGGGATGGGACTGGTTCACCACAGCGACCGCGGCAGCCAGTATCTGTCAATCAAATACACCGAACGGCTGGCCGAAGCAGGCATCGAACCCTCGGTCGGAAGCGTCGGTGACAGTTACGACAACGCCCTAGCCGAGACGATCAACGGCCTGTTCAAGGCTGAGGTCATCCATCGTCGCGGGCCCTGGCGCAGCTTCGAGGCCGTCGAATACGCAACCCTCGAATGGGTCGACTGGTTCAACAACCGCCGCCTGCTCGAGCCCATCGGGAACATCCCGCCCGCAGAGGCCGAAGCAAACTACTACGCAGCTCTGGAAACTGAAGCCATGGCAGCGTAACTAATGTCAATCAGCCTCCGGCAAACCCGGAGCGGTTCAGTGTCAGGGTTGAATGCGTTCGGTCGCCGAACGTTCGAGCTTTATTCAGCCGATATCACGTCCCACATCGCCAGCATTTCCCTGATCACCCGCTTGTCCGTGTCAGACACGACGAAGTCGTCGTAGAATTGTTGCCCGTTGAAGCGGATGACAGCGCGGTTCGCCTTAGCAATCTTGCGGGCAAGCGCCACGGCTGCATCGCCTCGCATGCCGGCGAATTCCCAGATCTCGGTGTCATTGTCGCGAAACCATTGACCGACCGGCACTTGTGTCGTTTCCCCGTCGATGTTGATCGAGGCGCTCTTGACGAAAAGCCAGCCATTGCGGGAGGTGTAGTTGAAGAACAGCTCCATAGTCTGCTGACCCGTGCCAGATTCGATCAGATACAGGGTCACGTAGTTGCGGATATCTTGGTAGCGCGGTGACGAGGGGTGCCGAGCCCAGGAAGAACCGTCGAACTCGGCGGTTGTGCGCACCAAGCGTCGCTCGAGCTGCCGAGCGGTTCTTTGCAGCCGCTCACGTTCCGCTTCGATTGCCTGTTCGTAACGTGTGACCTTGTCCTTGTAGGTCTGATTCTCGGTGTTCACCCGGGCCAAGGCTTGATAGGCGACGAGGTTGCGTTCCACCTGTGCGGCAGGAATTGGTCGAACGTGCGCATTGAGTGCCGCCTCAAGCCTGTCTCGTTCCGGGCCTGGAAGCGGAGCAAAGGTCGCGTCCGCCGCGATCTCACGCACAATCGCTTCAACGTCTGCCCCATCTGCCTCAAGCCGGGCAAGGTAATCTGTGAGCCGGGCATCGGCAGCAGATGTATCAGGCTGTGGCATCGGAGCCTCTGAAGAAGGTGCCGATGTCAGGTCGCTGCCGTCGGATATTGCAGCGGCTCGTTCACGCATTGTGCCCAGATCTGCGCCTTCAATTGCCTCGGCAAAAGCGAGGCAGAGTTCGACTTCCCTGGACCACTCCGGGTTCTGCAAGGATCCCCAAGCGATCATCGATGCTGCAGCGGTCATATAGGCTTCAGCGTCCCGTGCAAGGAAAGCGTCTCGGCACTCTGAACGGGCAGCGTCGACCTCTTCCTGCGACGGATCGGCACCTGCAGGAAACGAGAGGAGGGCCAGCATTGGGATGGGAAGAAGGCACTTGCGCATCACTTTGAGAATTCTTCCATAGGTTTGTTCGGAAGCAGGCTAGCAACGCGCATTTCAACCATCAAGCTGACATGACGAAGCGGGTATCAGATCCCGACCGAATTTGTCACCCATCCCGCCACGATCAGCCCCGGCACACCGTCCATTGCCCGCTCCGCATCCCGCATAAGATCCAGCCGCTTCCGCAACCTGACCTGTGGGACAAGGAGGAAGATCGGCACGGTGGCCAGCCCCCGGCCGGTCTTCGAGCGCGACGCCACGGCGCGGCCCTTGGTGTTCAGGCGCCCCTCGGCGACCAGCAGGCTCGACCCCCGGCGCCGATAGACGAAGCGCAGGCGCAGCCCGGTGCGGCGTTCCCATTCACTGGGGGTGATCCGACCGCCGCGCGAAGACTTGCCCGCGGCCGGAGTGGGGATGGCCAGCCAGAAGCCGTTTCGCGAGCGGATCAGCGGGCCGGCATCATGCGCACCGACGATCACCGGCGCCTTCGACCACACCAGCGCGGCGGCATTCAGGCTTGGCCTGCCCTTGGGGAACTGCTCGGAGCGAATGGTGCGGGCGAGCCGCGCACCCAGTCCGGCGCCGGTGATCTGTGCGCGCCAGGAAGCCTTGAGTCCGGTTCCGGCCTCGCGCATGGCCGAGGTTACAGCCTTCTCGCCCGCACGAGTTTCCGCCTCCATGATCCGGGCGATATCGCCGATGATGTCGAGCTTCAGCTTCATCGGGTCACGCTGGCCTCAGATCGACGGTCCAGATCAGCCGCTCGCGGTCGCGGACCGGCTCGCCCTGGATGAGAAAAGCCTCGCCCCCGATCTCGATCCGGTCGCCCGGGCGCGGGGCCGGCACCTCGGCCACCCGCAGGTCAACGCGTGTGGTCTCGGACCAGAGCCGGGCATCGCCGAAGTCGGTGACGACATCGGCACGCCGGGCGACGATGCGCACCAGCACAGGCGCGCCGCCGTTGGCGACATAGACCGCATCCCGCGCGATGTTCAGATCTGCGAAGAGTGTGGCCAGCGCGGCAGAGAGGGCGTCTGACATGTTTCTCTTTCCTCAGAAAGGAAGTGATACTATGTTTGCATCAGACAGGAGGAAGCCATGACCCTTTCTCATCAGATCGCCCGGAGTCCCGCGGCTGGTGCCGTGCTGACCAAGGCCGCGCTGCGGGCGGCAGACCGACTTGGCCTGTCGGGCCGACAACTGGCCGACATCGTTGGCGTCTCCGAGGCGACCGTGTCGCGCTGGAAACGGGGCGAAAGCCTGCTTGAGCCGGGGTCGAAGCCCTTCGAGCTTGCGGCCCTGCTTGTGCGGACCTTCCGGTCGCTCGACGCGATCACCGGGGGTGACGAGGCGGTGGCGCGACGCTGGCTGGCCGCGCCCAACACGGCGCTCGCGGCACGCCCCGTGGAGCGGATGGCGCAGGTGCAGGGGCTTGTCGATGTCACGGCCTATCTGGACGCAAGACGCGCTCCGCTCTGAAGCGCGGCCCTACGCGGGCTCTGCCTGGCGGTTCGTCGAGGCCCAGCATCGGGTCTCGACCCTGAAGCTCGTCGACAACCTCGCCGAACAGGCCACACTCGAGGAGATCCTCGAGGCGACCAAGCCCCCTTTGCCCGAGGAATGCCGTGCGCTCGACTACCTTCTGGCCACGCCCTTCCGCTATCGACCCTATCCGGCGGGATCGCGGTTCCGCAGGCCGGGGCTGACGCCCGGGGTCTGGTATGGCGCCGAGGCGCCCGAGACGGCGGCGGCCGAGATGGTCTTCTACCGCTTCCTGTTCTACGCCGAGAGCCCCGAGACGCCCTTTCCCGACGATGCTGCCGAATACACCGCCTTCTCGGCAGAGGTCGCAACGCCCGTGGCGCTGGACCTGACGGTCGGGGGTCTCGATGTCGACCGTCAGGTCTGGACCCACCTCACCGACTACGCCCCCTGTCAGGCGCTGGCCGAAGACGCGCGTGCGATCGATGCCGGGATCATCCGCTACCTGTCCGTTCGCGATCCTGCCGGAGGCGCGAACCTCGCGGTGCTGACCTGCCACGCCTTCGCGTCACCACAGCCGGTCGAGCGTCAGACCTGGCGCATCCGGATCGGTCCTACCGGCGCGCAAGCCCTGCGGGAGCACCCGAGCCTCGGACTCGAGTTCCCGACCGACAGCTTCGCCCCGGACCCGCGTCTTGACGACATGATCTGGAACCGCCCCCGCGCGCGGTGAGGCAACGACATCACGTCCGCCGTGCGCTGCGCAGCACCTGCGGGCGGGTGCAGATCGGCAGCGGATTGCTTTCGATCTCGAGGCGCACCCATTCGTCGCGGTCGCGGTCGGGGATCATGCGCGCATAGAGCGGCAAGCCGAGCGTGTTGACCGTCTCGAAGGTGTCGGCGGGGGCGTAACAGATCTCGAACAGACCCTCGACGCCCTCGGGGTAGAAATAGGCCTTGTCGGTCGGCACGCCGAAGCCGAGACCGCCCCGATAGCGGCGGAAGGTGATGCCACCAAAGCTGACCTCCTCGCCAACGCGTCCCCGCAGATCTGCCGCGGCGGCGGTATTGAGATAGGTCTCGCGCACCTCCTTGTGGGCCACCAGATCGGCGAAGAAGGCCGAGCCGCATTCGGCGCGCAGCTGGATCTGACCGGCGGCCAGCCCGCCAAGGCTGTCCTCGACGCTCTCGATCAGCATCTGGCAGCGTTTCCTGAGCGCGCCCGAGGCCGGGGTAGCGTTGTCGAGGTCGAAGTCGACTTCCGTGGCCGGCGTGATGCCGAATTCGGTGTGGTAGTTGATCACCGTGGCCCCGTCCTTCGGGTCCTTCACCACGCCCTGGATGCCGTTGAAGAGGTGGAACTCGAAGGTGGCTTCGGCGTCGTTGCGCAGGCGGCCGAGTTTGCGCGCCACCTCGGTCTGCACCTGCTGGACCGCCGTCTCCGAACCGAAGTCGCGGATGCCCTGGATTTCCGAGGCCCAGAGCACGTCCTGTTTCTTGAACTGGCGCACGACGAAGGCGCGCATGTCGCGGCGCTCGGGGATCTGGCTCTCATAGGCCGAACCGCGTTCGGAGAACGGGATCAGCGAGAGCGTGCCGTCGCGGCTCTCGATCATCACGGTGCGCGACCGCACGCCGCGCGCCCCGAAGAGCCCCGACCCGGACAGGATTGCCGGCTTGAAGGGGATGTTTTCGAGCGCGCGGGTGAGCTCGATGATGCTGAAGGCATCGCCTTCGAAGATGTCCATGCTGGCCATGGGGCTGCCTCCTTGCGGATATCGGATGGGGACGGCTGCGCGGGATCAGCGCAGCAGGATGCCGAGGGTGGAAAGGGCGGTGGTGGCGGCGGTGATCTGCGCCTCGGTCGCGCCATCCGGCCAGATGACCTCGTGGCGGTTGACGATGGCCGGGCCGCGCAGGACGACGACGCCCGGGGCATCGGCATCGGTTGCGTCCACCGCACCCCAGAGGATCCCGGCTGCGGTCTGGCTACCGTTCGTTGCGGCGGGGGCGAGCTGGGTGAACTTGCCGCCCGTGGTGATCTTGCCGAGCACGGTGCCGGGAGCGAGGTTTCCGGCGCCGGACGCCAGCGTGACGGTATCGCGGCTATAGTCGCGGAAGGCTTCCCAGACGAGAAAGCCGCCCGCGTGTCTGCCTTCGGTGAGCGTGGCCATGGGGGATCATCCTTTCGGGGTGAAGGTGCGGGCGATGACATCGCCCCAGGGGCGGGCGCTGCTGCTGCGCCCGGGTTGCGGGTGGTGCGGGGCGATCTGCGGCGCGGCCTCGGCCCTTGTGGCGAGAAGGCTGGCCCTGACCGCATCGAGACTGGCGTCCTGTTCGAGAAAGCGCCCCGCCATCTGCGGCTGGCCCGCGAGGTGACAGAGGTCGATCACGGCGCGGGCATGGGCGATGGCTTCAGCGCGGACGGCGATGGGGTCGATGGCAAACGGCACAGGGTCGGGGCTTGGTGGCGTCACCGGTTCCGGTTCGGGATCGCCTGTGCGAGCGGTAGCGGCGTCTCCGATGTTGTCTTCGGCCCCCTCAAGCCCGTTCGGACCTGCATCGGGAACCGGATCAGCGATGGCTTGCGCCAGCACAGGCGGCGCATTGCGGAACCGGGCGATGTCGAAGCTGGCCGCGATCCGCACCGGCGCGATCATGCGGGTGGCGAGGCCCGCCTCCAGCGCATCCCCTGAATCAAACCAGGTCTCGGCTGCCATCAGGGCCGCGATCTCCTCTTCGGTGCGTCCGGACCGCGCGGCATAGCCGCGGATCATGCTGCCCGCGATCTTGTCCATGGTGTCGGCCATCTCGCGCATCTCGGCAGCGGTGCCCATGACCAGCCCCGCGGGGTCGTGGATCATCAGGAAGGCGTTCTCCGGCATGACGATCTCGTCGCCCGCCATGGCGATGTAGCTTGCGGCCGAGGCCGCGATGCCGTCGATCCAGACGGTGATCGTGCCTGCGTGTCGCTGCAGCGCGTTGTAGATCGCCACCGCGTCGAAGACCGAGCCGCCGGGGCTGTTGAGGCGCAGGTCGATCGGCACCCCGTCGGGCAGTGCGCCGAGTTCGGCAAGGAACCCCTTGGCGCTGACGCCATAAGCGCCGATTTCGTCATAGATCAGCACTTCCGCCCCGGAGGCCCGGGCGCGGATCCTGTACCAGCTGTTCATCCTGTCACTCCTGTTCGGGTTGCGCGCCCGCGCCGGACCCATCGGTTTCCGGGTCGGGCAGCCTTGCGGGCGTGGCCCGCGCGCCTTGCGTCTCGCCGGGGCTGGTCCGGTAGCGGAGGCCGAGTTCGGCCGCGCGCTTTGCGTCGGCGGCGTTCTCGCGGTCAACCTCCTCGACGTCGTAGCCGGTGGCTTCGACCACCTTGCGCCGCGAGGTGATGCCCGCCTCCATCGCCAGCACCTGCGCCTGGATGTCCTTCAGGGGATCGACCCAGTCCCAACGCGGCGGGATCCATTGCGCGGCGCGGAACCGGCCGGGTGCGCCCGTGTAGCCCGGCAGGTCGAGCACCCCCGCCAGCACTGCGGTGTCCAGCCAGCGCGCCCAGACGGGGCGGCAGAACTGGTGCACGATCACGCCATGCTGCAGCTGGCCGATGCGGCGGCGGAACTCGACCAGTTCGGCCCGCAGGCTCGAATAGTTCGCCTGCCGCACATCGCCGGTGACCAGATGATAGGGCAGTCCCAATGATGCCGAGACGGCGAGCAGCGTGCGGTACTGGAACGCCTCGTACCCCCCGCCCACATCGGCCGGGCTCGAGAACTTCACGTCCTCGCCCGGGAGCAGCACCTGCATGGTGCCGGGCTCGAGGCTGGCAATTGCGGCACCCTCGGGGTCGGCGGCGCCTTCGCCCATCATCGGCTCCTCGGGCGCGGTCTTGGTGATGAAGCCCGCGAACATCGCCGCGGTCTTCTTGCGGTCAAGTTCCGCGTCATCGTACTGGTCGAGCAGGAACAGCCGCACCATCGCAGGCGCCACATGCGGCAGGCCCCGGATCTGGCCGGCATCGATGGGGCGGTAGATGTGCAGCACCTCTTCGGCTGGGACGCGCACCGTGTCGGGCACGGCCACGCGCTGGTCGGTGCTGTCACCGGGATGGCGACGGCGGAAGTGATAGGCCACCCGCCGCCCGATTGCGTCGAATTCGATCCCGCAGCGGATGCGGTTGCCGTTCGGCGCGGTTTCCGTCTTCTCGAAGGGCAGCATCTCGGATTGCAGCAACTGCAGCTGCAAGGGCACCAGCAGCCCGTCTTCCGCCCGGCGCGGGCGCAGGCGCACGAAGCACTCGCCCGCCACGAACATCTCGCGCGCCACCATGGCCTGCAGGCCATAGAAATCGGTCAGCGCGTCGGCATCGGCCTCGTCCGTCCAGGCGAGCCAGAGCTTCTGGACCCGGTCACGAACACCCGCATCCTCGATCAGCGACGACGGCTTGATCCCGTCGCCGACGAGGTTCGCCGCAAAAGCCTCGCAGGCATTCGCCGCATAGCCGTTGGTGACCACCAGCTCGCGGGCGCGTGCCAGGAGCCTTGGGCCGCCCGATGCGACGAGCGCATTGATGTTCTCGAGCGGCGGGTTCCAGCCCCGCAACCGGCGCCTGGCCATCGCCCCTTCGAGGCGGGCGCGCACGGCTTCAGGGCCGCCCGGTGTCGGGCGGCGGAAGAGGTCGAACAGACCCATCTTGTCAGAGCCCCTTGTCTGTCGTCACCCGGATCTGGCGCACGATCCGCCGCCCCTCGGCCGCGGCGATCTCGCGGTCCAGCGCCTCGATCGCCCGGTCGATCTCCGCCACGCTGCGATAATCCACGGTCTTGCCGTCATAGCTGACCCGCGCCACGCCCGAGGCGCGCTGCGCGGCCAGCGCCTCGCGGCGCGCGCGAAGGTCGGTGATTGTCGCCAT